TAACATATAAATCCTTATAAAGGAGACAGTAGGTATGGTGGATTACTGTCTCCATTATAGGGATATATCATCGTTTAAACCAATTTGGAAGACCTAAATGTAAACGTCTATCAAACATATTATCTTTTGAGCCTGGAGTTTTTTTGTTATTGTAATGAAGAAATGCTTGAATACACTCCTTACCTTTAAATTTATTTCGCCAATGCTCTAGCTCACAGCCAGAATAGACTAGCATATCTCCTGGTTTTAAATCTACTTTAATTCCTTTTGCTTTGCTAGATACTGTAATATTTTTACCATCTGGTGGTCCAACATTTTCATCTGGACTTAAATATATAGGCCAATCATCACCACCAAGATTCATAGTCGTAGATATTTCACAACTAAATCTATCTTTGTGTCTTTTTAATTCATCACCTTTTTTATATATTCTTGCATAAGTGTAAGCTGGATTTAATTTTAATCCTGTAACTTTTTCCATTTCAGGTTGACATTTTAACATTAAAGTTTCCATAGCAATATTAGAATACTGACTATATGTATTTGGTATTTGTCCTTCACTAGGCTCATATGCTCCAATTATATTTTCAAAAGGTGAGATATATCTTTGTGCTCTACAGGTATCATAAACTTGTTTTTGCATTAAAAAATAATTTGCAACAAAAGCTGCTAGGTCGTTTGATATAGCTTGACGGATAACTGTATACTTTTTTTTCTTAAACATCTTTAGCCATTTCTTTTGGCACTGCTTGTATGTTCCAATGTATAAATCTAAAAGGTTCGAGTCCAAAATCCATTGAAAATTCATGTTCTAGATAACCTGGAAAAATAAGTAATGTTCCTGGTTGAGGTTTAAAATGAACAAGATCATTTCCATTAAGAATTTCTTTTAAATTAGGTTTCATTTTTAATTTTGTAGATCGTGCCCCTGTTCTTGGTTCGTGAAATACAGGGTAAGATGTTTTATCACTACACTTTAAAAAATAAAAACCTGATACGTGTTGATTCCAATGTACGTGTGCTGAATGATGACCACCGCCTTTTTTAGCAAACTCTTGTACCCACAACTCACTAAACATAGTAACGTATTTTGACATATCATAACCTTGGTGATCTAAATATTCCCAAGATTTATTTCCTATGTAATCTGTAAAATCTCTAAAATCATTATCAAGTGTAAGTGGTTTTGAGTGATATGATCTTCCAAAGTCACCAAACTTTTTTATATGTGCTTTAGCTTCTGGAAAATTTTTAGCATCTTTAATATATTTATTAGAGGCTTTAGTTAAAGATTTTATAAAATCTGGTTTTTGTTCTGACCAAATTGTTGTGTTAAAATAATTATTAATGTACATATGTATACCACCCTGTTATTATATATTTCGTTTCATTTGTTATATTTCCTCTATGCGTATGTGTCCAATAAGCAGGAAAAATAATTGTTTTACCTTCTACCGGTTTTATTTTTTTTTGATAATAAAATTCTGTTTCACCACCTTTTTTAATAGTATTTAAATATGTTGTAAAAGTTAAAATTCTTTTTTGTGTTTTTGTAATACCATCTGATTCACAATGCCAACTACCATAGTGTTCTTTTGGTTTATATTTTTGTATTTTGATATGAGGATATATATTCCAAGGTTCTTGTCCTTTATCAACAAATTTATATTTTTTAATATATTCATCTTTAATTTTATTTAAACACTTAATGTAGTTTTCTAAAAGAGGATTATGGATATCAACAATAATTTGATTCATAGTAGTATATTCATTTTTAATAAATTCTTTGTGGTTAGAATTTTTAAATATATTTATTAAAGCTACACATATTTTTTTATCTATTTTATTTTCATATATAAACATATTATTTAAATGGGTATCCAAGGTTCCACATCACCAATGAATATCTTGTACCTTTAGTTACAGGTTTAACTCTATGCCATACAAATGATGGAAACACGATAATACTTCCTTTAGGAAGTATTTCTTTTGCTTGTTTTAAATGTTTAGATTCTTCTCTGATATGCGGACTATAATTTCTAAAATCAAATTCTAGTTCTCCACCTTCATATTCTGAACCATCTGTTAATTGACACGTCATAGATAGCTTTCGAATTTTACCATGGTCTGGGCCTTCTTTTTCATAAGGTTTATCCCAACTATCACAATGCCAATCATAATATTGATTAAGTTTATATTTTGTAAACTGACAAGACTCACTTCTATCCCAATTAAAATTCCATCCTGCAGATTTATTGGCTTCGTGAATATATGGGTGAAGCTCTTTATATATCCAAGCATCATTTAACCAAACTAAATCAGAGTTTCTTTTTCTTTTCATATCTTTAATTTCATCTTTAGTTAGTTCTCTATCACCATAGCCCCCTGTTCTTGCCATAGTTTCCGCTTGTGTTAATCCATATTTTATAATGTCATCACAGATTTTTGGTGGTATTGCTGATTTAAAATGCCAATAGTAATTAGATATATTCATAAGTTATAGTCTGTACAAAATTTAAACTATCTTTCTGATTATTAGTTATGTAATACATATTAGTTGATGGAAACATTATAAACATATTATCTGTAAGTTTTATATCCCAACTTCTTCCCTTACGTCTGTTATCTTCATAGTGTATTCGAACATTACAATCTTTAACTTTAACGCCGTAAAGCATAGTAAAGTCTGGAGAGTTACGTAGATCCACTGGATCAATATTTAATAAAGGAATTGTTGTTTCATTGGGTTTATATATATTTCCCCACGTTGATTTGTTAACTAAATTGATATTATGTTTAATACCAATAAAGTCTTTCATGTAAGTATCTAATTTATCATAAGTTCTTGAAAACTGTAATTGTTCATTAGTTAAACTAGAATGTAAAATGTGATGAGCTAATTCAGTTCTATCTATTTGCCAATGTTGTGGCATTGCCACATCACCATAATATAAAGCCTGTTCTGTTAATACTTTCTTTTGCATACCACCACCATTTTTAATTTATGCTAAATCGTCTGTCAAGTCCCAAGTTGTATTAGATTCATTCCAGGCATAAAACCACATATGAGTATTAGCTGTATTTTGTGAAGTTTGTTCAGCTGTTAATGCTGGAACATCACCAATTGGTGATTGCCATTTAGCTTCTAAATTATTTTTTACCCAAGATGCATATGGTTTTTTAGGCCAAAAGATTTGATTATCTTCATCCCAAGTATAACCTATACCTGCGTAGTTTCCTCTTAATGCTGTACCGCCTTCTTTATGAATGTTAGTATAAGTATTGTAAGAAGTTTGAATCCATAAATGCGATGGCCAGTTGTTGTGTTGTTCTAAATATTGTTGTCCTATAGTTTCAATCTCAACACCATTGGAATCATGCATGTCTTTATTATCAAGAGTAAGCACTGTAAGTACTTCATTTGTTTCTGATATTTTTGCAAAATGTGCCATAATTTTTTACCTATTTAAATTTGTATCTTATTATTACTACGCCTGATCCACCAGCACCAGATGTTCCAGCACTACAACCGCCAGCGTATCCGCCACCACCGCCACCACCTCTATTAGTTCTTCCATTAAAACCTGCACCAGCAGGACCGGGTCCAGCAGGATTGATAGCACCAACACCTCCTGATCCACAAGGAGAACCTGCACCTTTAGTAGGACCAGCTTGGCTACCTCCTCCACCTCCGCCACCGTATCCTAAAGGAGAACCTGAAATATTTGTTGTAGCACCAGCACCACCTCTACCACTTTCAGTAGAACTAACAAAATCTGCTCCAACTTCTGTAGCACCTCCTCCACCAGCAGCAGGACCAGGTCCACCGCCGCCTGCTCCACCATTTCTACCTTGAGGAGGAGATAAAGCAGGAGTATTTCCACTTCCACCTTGAGTTCCTGGAATACCACCACCTGAACCTCCACCTGAACCTCCGGGTCTACCAACTGTTAAAGGAGTATCATTTCCTCCACCTCCACCGCCACCACCACCTGATGCAGATTTTGGAAAAGCTGAAGAATCAGCTCCATTATTTCCTTGTAAATTTGAAGGTGTTTGTGTAATTGCGGCTCCACCAGCTCCAACTGTAATTGGAAAATCTGTTACTGTTACTGTTACTGGTCCAGCACCATCTAAAGGACTAGCTGTATAAGGTGTTACTGGTGATTTATCTTCTCTAAATCCACCGCCTCCACCGCCTCCATTTGCGTTTCCTGGATTTCTTGCACCACCTGATCCACCACCGGCAACTATTATATATGAAATTTCATCATTAGCTGAGCACGTTGATAAACCAGTTACACAAAAAGTCCCTGGTCCTGTAAAAGTATGAATTTTAAAATCACCATCTTCAGTAATATTTCCACCTGTTGCTGCAATAAAAGCTTCACCTGCTCCTCCAGCACCAAATCCTAAGACTTGATAACCAAAAGATTTACCTTTTCTTGATTGTATATTTTTTGTGTTCTTACCTGAAGTAAGTTTATTTTTAATGTCTCTCATATCTAAATTCCTTATGCGTCGTTAGCTGCGTCAGTAGTAAAGAATATTTTAATACCAAGAACTCTTGCGTCAGCACTAAATGTATCTGCACCTGCGGTTGCATCTCTAAGTAATTGAAAGTAAGTTAATTGATCTACTGCAGGAGATCCTGCGATTGTAACTGCGCTACTTACCGGAGAAACTTGTTGATCCTCAACTGTTCCAATTCCTGCATCTGTAATTAGTACTGCTGTTCCGTAAGCAACATCAATAGTATCACTATCTCCACATGCAACTCCTTGTAAACCAAATAAACAATTTCCTGTATTCGTAGAAGCAGGAGTCCAGTATACTTGATAAGTTACTGTGCCTTCATTCCATGATTTAGGAAAAGCTACTGAAAATTGTGCAAACTGATTTGTACCTGCATCAAAATCTAATACTTTCATATCAGGTCTTACTGCTGTTGTTTCTACTTGTTCTGCAGCTGCGCCATTAGTTGTAGCTCCATACATTGCTGCTGCTGGAACCCACATAGTTTCTGTTCCTGCAATTTTAACTGCACCAGATCCTGATTTAAAAACCCCTGTTCCTTTAGGATTAATATTTATACCAACATTAGTTTCACCTGTTGCTGAAAGAGTTGGGCCATTGCCTGTTGAAGCA